CTTCTTTAACACCCCAGTAATTTTTTTGGCGCATACTATCAATCTTTTTAGAATGATACCTTCTCTCAATAGCATTACGCATGTTACTGGCGGTACCTTCAATAAGAAAGAAACCAAAAATTCTTGTGCCAGTTTTATGTTTTAACCATTGAAATATAACTTTTCTCAAAGCATCATAACTATCCCACATACCCATTGCATTACTGGTTTTAATTTGCATTTCGAATTTTGATTTTTTATCTACAACAAATACATTTTGTGCGTTTGAGCTAAAATGTTTAGGAACCAATTTACCCTCAGGTGAAAGAGTACATCTATAATTAATACCATCAGAATCACCATCGTGTACAATAACTGTATTAATAATATCAAGATTGTTTTTTTGTTTAAAAGTATTAATAATTGGTTCGAGTGCAATTATAGATTCAATCAAAGGAGTATTTGATAACACTTCCGAATTTGGTGAAGAATAATGGCCGCCCGAAAAACCTTCCATCAATAGCAACATGTTTTTAATAGAAGCATTCCATTCAACATTAGACATGGATGAATTCAAATACTCACGCAAATAACAATCATACAAATAAAATTCATTTTCATTATGAGTAAAAACATTTTCACCGTCAACTTTTTCGTTAGGAAAATCTGTTTGACGAGATAATGAATGATTACCAAAACCATAAACTAAAAATGGAATATTCACTTTACGACAAAAACTAGCTAAGATTAAAATCTGTTCAATAGAGGAATACATATTTCTGTGCATTGAACTTGATTTATCAAGCAACAATACCAAGCCATGAGATTTACCTTTTGGTACTTTCATAACTTTACGGAAAATAGAATCATCTATTTGATATTTGTAAACCTTATTTACATCAATATCACCAGTATTTGAAATTTTAGCTTTGGCATATCGTGTGGCTGCCTTACGCATTTCAAATTCTTTAGCTAAAAGACCAATGTATCGATCATTTTTCTTTTTAAAATCGTTAAGTAATTTATTAGCACGATGGCCACCTTCATCTTCAGAGTAATTGCCTTTCATAGAATAATAGGCATGTAATTGTTCTTGTACCCGTTTTGCAGGTGTTATAACATTTCTAAGATTCTTTACAGAAGGAATTTGTATATACACATATTCTTTACACTTGTCATCAAGCAATTGCATTTCGTTTTGACGGAAAGAATCATCGGTTTCACACGATGGTTCAAAAATATCATATACTGGCTTAGATGGTTTGTAACGATTAATCGAATCCGTTAAATCTTTTTCTTCGTTTTTTTCTTCATTAGATTCATCAGAATCTTTGCCATTAGAAGGGTTTTCATTTTCTTGATCTTGGTCTAATTCATTATCTTCATCGTTTTGTGAATTTGAACCAGATTCGTTTTTAGAATCTTCACCTTCTTCGCTTTCTTCATCTTCAAAATCACCACCATCTTGTGAACCTTGCGAATCATCTTCACCATCATAATCATAATCATCAATATCTAGACTATCAAAAAATTCTTCAGCCATTTCAAACTGTTCATCTTTTGAATATTTCCAAACTTCTTCGGTAACTTTTAAAACATCTTCCCATGTTTCAACAGCTTCTACTTTTTTCACCAAGGTTTGTTCTTGTGCTGAAAAGGTAATATCAAGAATGTTATCACCAAGAGTACCGCCACTTTTAGTAAAAAGATTTAGACGATTAATAAATGACATTTCATTAATATCTTCATCTTTAATACCAAAGAAATCACGGTCAATTAAATTTTTGTAACCATCAACAAATGATTTACGGAGACCAGGATAACGGCGTTTAACTTTTTTCTCAATGCGAGCATCTTCGATTACATTTAAAAATGATTTGTATGCTTTACCTCTTGATTGAGCAGCATCATGCCAACCATCCGCAGGAGTGTAAAGTGCATGGCCAACCTCATGACCGCCTAAAAGGTCATAGAGAGCGCCTGACATATTTTGCCAGATTGGGAGATATAAAACACGATTTTTTGGATCAAATTTGGCGGTTTGTATTTTTTGATGTTCAACCGTGAGATTTTCAACAGCCAAAAGCTTGACTAATTGAGATTTAGATTCGACACTAAAATTTGACATAATTATATACCTTTTTTACTTTATCTAACCATTATACTACAATAATAGTCAATTGTCAAGGCTTATGTTGCTTAAAAACAACAGTCTGGAAGCGTTGTTGGATATATATAGGATCGGCTATATGTTATTTTAATATGAAAATTTTATAGGCGAGTTTGGAGCGGTGGGGTGCTTTGCTCACCTAGACTAAGAGGGTGTCTTAATCCGTACTATTACACACCGCATATTTAATACTATACTACACTTGTGTTGCTTTGTCAACACTTTTTTTCATTATTACCGACCTACTTGAGATAGGTATTTTGCCTTAGTTTCTTCCCATGACAGGTAAATCAAATCATCATAGAAAAGCGTTTCATGTGAAACTTTATCTTTTTTCTTTAGGAACCCAATTCGACCTTTGGCATGCTTTTCTTTCCAAATCTTAACCAAGGCTTCATAAGAAGTATCGAATGATTTTACCAATTCATTCTCTTTGATTTCACCACGCAGAAATTCATAAGAATTATCATATAGAGGACTAAAATATATGCCTCTAGCATGTTCAGTTCTAATCAATTCTTTAGGTACATTCATTTTAGAATAGGTAAATGACAATGATCGATTTTTATGGTCACGCTTGTGTGGTTGACCTGATGGTTTCTTTGCAATATACCATTCAAAATATTTTCTCGTATGGTTCTTCTTTAACCATTCTCTAATCAAATAACGAGTATCTCTTTCAGGTTCAAATGATACAGAACCTGAGGTGAATCCCATTGGTTGCCAATGGTCTAGATTATCATATTGCGAAAGTCCACCAGCTTTAGTTTTGCCGTATAGAGAAGTAGTTGTTACACCAACTAATACATCACCATATTGTTTTTTCCATAAATTTTGTACTTCATCTGACAAGCAGAGCAAAGCAAGTAATTTACCACCAACATAATTATAACCTAATGGTTGAAATGGAACAATAGTAGAACCAATTGCTGTGTGATTGATCATGCTGCCTTGCGTTTTCAATTCACGGGGCCAACCAATCTTTTCATCACGGGGTGTTAGATCAAGAAAGTCTGATGAGATGCAAACTACACCAAGATACTTACCAGTTTTATTATCTTTAACAATGAAATTGAGATTGCGACCAATGTTACTATTGTTTTTCATTGTTGATATAAAGTTTCTGATAGTGTTCCACTTTTCAGGTAATTCTTTATTTCGTTTTCTATCGACACTTATCTCAGTACCATCAACACCAATTTTGGTGGTTGTGCCAGAATCATCCGTATATTCTAAAACAGGCTCAAGATCAAGATAGGAGTCTGGATTTTCTGGAACCCAAATGTTATATTTAATCTCATTAACAATCTCTTGCTGAGTTGGATCAACAAGAAAAACTTCTTCATCACCAAAAACTGTTCTGATTCTTTTAGTAGGATACTTTTGTTGAATCTCACACCACTTTTGATAAAGAGTGTATTCTTTAACATCCATTTGCGAAACATAGGTCAAATCTTTAATAACCGTTTCACGCAGTTGTCCCTCATCTACATTGGTAAATGAATCTTCAGGATTTGCTTCCTGCCATTTCTGCCATTGTACTTCTACATCATCTTTAGGATCAAATGCGTATGCCATTCTTTTGCGCTCTGGTAACTTTCTTAATTCGTTTCTTTTGTTTATCTCTTGCAACACTTAAAGCAACTGGCTTTACATGTTGAATAAAGGACTGACCATTCATATGTTCTAACTCATGCATAAAGCATCGAGCAGTTAAACCTTCTAATTTCAATTGTTTATTCTCACCAGTTTCGGTAGTAAATTCTACATTAATTGCTAATGGTCGTTCTATTTTAACAAATAAAGCTGGATAAGAGAGGCAACCTTCATTACTTTTTTCTATTTGTTCCGACACATGGGTGATTTTTGGGTTGATACAAACCAATTGGTAATCTCCATGCCCAATTACAAACACTCTTTGGTAAACACCGCATTGATTGGCAGATAATCCAATGCCGTTATAAAGTTTCATGGTAAGTTTAAGTCTTTGTACCAACTTATTCATCAATGGGTTTGGCAACACATCAGTATATTCTGGTATACTTTTGTATAACATTTCAAATCCTTCACCATATAATGGCAAAGGTTCTACAATTTCATTTTGCGTAACTGCTTTACTTGTGTCTATAACTAAAAGTTCATCACTCATTTTATCACCTTAGAGAAATTCTTTATCTTTTCAAATCGAATAATATTACTGAATTTATCCTGTAGTATATCACCTTTATGTGAAATGACATACAGGTTTACATCTTCTAACATATGGAGAATCTTCATAAGTTCTTCTGTACCATTGGTATCTAAACTAGAATCAAACACCTCATCAAGTATTAATAGATTGGTGTTAGATGAATTCTTTAACTTAGCAACGGCTCGCCAAGTTAACATCAACGCCATATCAATTCGCTGTTTCTCACCTTCTGAAAAGTTATTGTACGTAAACTCATCACGATGCCGAGATTTAATTGTTTCTTTAAATGATTCATCTAGGTTAAAGTTTACAAAAAAGTCTAGAGAAGCCAAATACTTGTTTACCAATTTATTAATAATAGGAAGATATTGTTTTACAATCTTTGTTTTAATGCCTGTATCTTTTAATAAATTAAATGCCGCTTCATAGTAGGTTTTTTCTTCTATAAGGTCACATAAATGTTTCTTTAAGTCAGTTAATGTAACATTTATGTTACTTAATTCTTCATCTTCTTTTTCGGTAGTTGAACTCTTGTTTTTTAATTCAACCAATAATTTTTCTAATCTTTTAATGTATTTGTTTGTTTCGGTAATAGAAGTATTGTTGGTAGCAATTTTAATTTGCAATTCTTGAATTTTCTTTTGTGTTTCATTAATTGAACTTAGTTTGGTTTGTTCTTCTACCAACTTCTTTTCTAACTCTTGGAGACCATGCCCACATTCTTCGGCCTTAGTGTTAAGTGAGGCAAGTTCTTTCTCTTTAAAGTCCATGGCAATGGCTTGCCTACATGTTGGACAATCGTTATTGTGTTGAAAGAAACCAATATCCTTGCGAAATTTGGATAAGTTGCTTTCAATTTGCGATTCAAGTTTTGTAATCTTCTTGACCTTAGCCTCTGTTTCAACCTTCTCATTGACGAGTATTTGTAGTTGTTGAACTTCGTTAGAGAACACTTCAATCTGGTCTGCCAACGTGGATATGGTGTTCGCATTACTACTAATCTCACCTTCATATTCATTTACCTTCTCATCATTATTTTGTTTTAGATCATCAATATGTTTTTTCTGTAAGTCATATTTCTGTTGTTCTAAATCAATCTCATGTTTTTTATTTGTAGTTAAATCTTTAATGTTGGCCAATTTATCTTTAACTATACCATTCATGGTTGAGAAGATTTGTATGTCTAATAAATCTTCAATGATTGCTCGGCGATCAGTCGATGAGAGTTGCATGAATGGTGTGAATGATGCACTACCCAAAATTACAATTTGAGTAAAAGATTTATAATTTAATTTAATAATAAACCTTTCAAGATACTCTTGGTAATCTCTTGAGGCTGCGGCTTGATCTACCAGTTCACCATTACAATAGATTTCAAAAATATTAGGTTTAATACCACGAACAATCTTATATGATTTATTGTTAGTGTCAAACTCAACCTCAACCACGCAATCTTTATTATTAATAGAGTTTACTAGGTTTGGTTTATTAATATTTCTAAATGCTTTACCAAATAGTGCAAAGCATAATGCATCAAGCATGGTTGATTTGCCTGATCCGTTTGCACCAACTACATGTGTGTTTGTGTTATTGTTTAATTTTAATTCTATAAAGTGGTTGCCAGTACTTAACAGATTTTTCCATCTAAGTGTACGAAATAAAATCATTCTGTGGTTTCAGTATTTAATGCCTCAATGTAAACTTCTTTCATAATTGATTTAAGTTTATTTGATTCTACATTCAGTTCAAGGCCATCAATATATTTGGACAAAATTGTCATGGTATCTTCTGCTTGATCAACAATATCTTGATCTTCAATTGAATTGGTATCACTAAAATCTTCTACAATACCAATATCACTTATACCAGATTTGTATAAGTTATCAATTACATAGTCAAACAGAAAAGGATTTTGTTTGTTTAGTACTACAACTTTAACCATACAGTCTTTGTATTGGTCATAGTCAACTGCTTTCCAATGTTCAAAATCAGTTTCACCATCATCATAGTTGATCTTGTGAAACATCTTGTAAGTATTTTGAACAAACTTTAAATCACGAGTATCTGTATCAAAGATATGAAATCCTCTAGGATCATTATAGTCAGCCCAAGTAATTTCGCCTGGTGTTCCGACATAAGTGATGTTACCATCGGTAGATTTGTGGTGAAAATGTCCAGTTAGAACAAGATCATATCGTGAAAATAGTTTCCTGTCAATACCACCATGAGCAATATTGCCACGATCCATTTCAAACCCATCAATCTCAAAGTGCCCAAAACAAATCTGTGATTTACTATTCTCAATAAAATTTAAAACTTCTTTTTCATTGTCATCACAAATCCAAGGCACAATATCAATTGGTATGCCATCAAAAGGTAAAGTGGCAACTTTGTCCCATACAGTTACATTATCATAGTCATTTAATAAAAGAGTTGATGAATTAACCTCTAGAGTATTCTTGTATGAAACATCGTGGTTTCCTAAAAGTGTGTGTAGTGTAATGCCTTCTTCTTTGCACTTGTCAAAAAAGTATTTACGGCACAGATATAAAGAATTAAAGTTAATAAATTTTCGGCGATCAAATAGGTCACCGAGTTGAAAGATAAAGGTGATATTGTTTTCTTTTAGATACGGGAAAAAAATATTCTCATAGAATTTCCTATAATAATTATGGAATTCTAACGAATCTCCTCTCATGCCAAAATGCGTATCACCCAAAATACATAATTTCATTTACTATAATCCTATTAATATAATCACACTATACATTATACAACAACCAATGTCAAGCAATTTAAGGTAATTGTTTTTCTATTCCAAGTTCTTCTAAAATAGATTCTGAATCTTCTTTACCTTTAGATTTCTTTTTCTTTTTGTTTTCTTCAAAAGTATGAATGAACTCAGAAATGTTATCATACAATTCAAATTGTCGAACATTACCATTTTCATCTTCATACATTTCACCTTCATCTAACAAACCAAATTGTTCGGTAGCTTTATACTTTACATACAATTGTTTCTTTTCTTTCATAATACGGCGAAGAAATGCATAGTAAATGATCTGTGTAAAGTATGCAAAAGGATTTTTGGATTTATCAGGATCAAAATTGCGGAAATACATTAGACAGTTTTCAATGCCGTCTGAAATCATTTCATCTCGGAAAGAATATGATATAAAATTAGGTTTGCGTGACAGATGGTCAGCAATCTTCAAGAAACATTCACCAATATAATTTGGTATGGATGGTTCAGGTTTATTTTCTTTCTTTGCCTTTTCACAATTTTCTCTGTAAGCTATTAAAGCCTGTAGAAAATCTGCGTTGTTTACATAATGTTTTGTTTTTTTATCACTCATATTTACCTTCTTTTTGCTTGACTTAGGGCTTGACAACTGTTATTATCTCGGTGTTCCGTTTGAAAATTAATGTAATTTAATATTCTTTTTAGTTCCATGTAATTCAAGTATTTCTTTAATTTCATCTTCTTCATTATCTAGTAGTTCATCATCGTATACATCACCTTCAGAATCATCTTCTAAAAACTGTCTTAGTGTTTCTTCTTCTTCTTTTTTAAATTTTTCCAAACTATCTACCAATTTAGAATAATAGTTTTTAACCATTAACTTAGGTTCAACAGTAGTTAAAATATCAGAGGTATAAATTGTTGCCGTATTATCTTCAATCAATTCAGCTGGAAGCCAAGGTGAAATAAGTAAAATGGATCCATTTTTAATTCTTTTATATATTACAGTCATAGGATCTTTTAACATTACCATTTTTGTTTCTAAATCTTCATGACATGTACAGATAATATCTTCACCACTTTGTAATCTTATTAGTTTAATTTCATGCATTTTTTAGCTCTATGTTATAAAACTTGTAGTTAAATTTTTCATCATCATATATTTTAACACGTTCTATGAAATGTTTCAAGGTATAATTAGCATGTTTGCCTATTCTAAAGTCATCTGCAATATCGAACAATGTAGCTTCAGTTTTGTTATCACCTATTCTTAATCCTCTACCTATCGATTGAAGGTTACGGACTCTTGACTTAGAGGGAGATGCAAAAATGATATTATGCAAATTACGGATGTTAACACCAGTACTGAAAGTGCCGTAACTAGCAACAATAATTGCATCGTTTTGTTTCTCTGTAATTGATCGTATAGATTCCCTAATTTCAACATCGGTACCACCATATACGAAAAATACATGCCTTTTACCTGCAACATCTTTGATACTATTGTATAAATCTTTTCCATGTTTTTCCACTAATTGAAATAATATTAAAGTATTACCCTCTAAAGAGAGTGTTAAATTTTTAATAAAATCGTTTCTTGCTTTGTTTAATACAATATATTCTTTTTCAGTATTGTAATCCCATTGTCTAGACATTTTACAAATGTGTTCAGGGTATTTAAGTATTAAACATTTAATTTTAAAATCTGCTAATTGTTTATTATCAATTAACTGTTTAGTTGTTGTTGCTTGATATACTGGTCCAAATAAACCCTCAAGTACCAATTTGTGTGTCTGTGTTCCATCTAATGTACCTGTACAACCTATTCTATATGAGGCATTGGTTAGGCCTGTCATAATTGTGGTAAGTGATTTGGCTTTATACAGGTGAGATTCATCACCCAAAACAAAATCAAATTGTTCAAAGTATTCTTTTGGATATTTATAGATTGATTGCCATGTTACTATGGTCAATAACTTGTCTGTTGATTTTTCTTTACCTGCATATTGTCGATGCACATTTGATTCAGCATCATAACCATATGATACAAAATCTGAATACATTTGTTCTACCAAAGAAGTGGTTGGAACAATTAATAAACCTTTTTTGAAGTCAGCTTCTTGTAGATAACGGAGTATAATATAGAGTATGAGTGATTTACCTGAACCTGTAGGTGATAAAATCATTATGCGTTTGTTTCTTACCGCATGCACAAAGGATTGTAATTGATAATCACGCACCTCAATTGATTCTGGTAAGTTTAATGTTTTAATAAACTCTACAGCTTCAATCAATGAAAAGTTTTCCGTTATAGAAACTTTATCATCAACAGTTACAGAATAGTTTCTTTCTTTACAGAATTTTTTAATATAAGGAACTAAACCACGATAAATTGTAAAGGTACGCAAATCCGCTAATCGTATTTTGCCGTCCCAAAATTTAGATTTAAAAGCCGGAGAGAATTGATGGCCTGGAACATAGAAAGTAAAGTAATCTGAAAGTTCTTGTGCTAAACTTTTTTCACATTCAAATTTAACATATACTTCATCTAGTTCATGTATTAGTAAATTAGACACCTTGAATAAATTTTTCCCAGTCAATAAATGATTTTAATTCCCAAGCACGATTGTTTAACTCTTTCAATATGCTGGTACATACATCAACCATTTCTTCATTAATAAGTTTTGTTGCCAACAAACGATTAATATCTTCATCTGCTTCCATATATGTAGACAACTCGGCTTTGATAACATATGGAAAAGGTTCCCATCCACGTTTCTTTAATTCATCATCATCTAACTTGCCTGTGTAATATTCCCACTTTAACTTTTTCATTTTGTTATATTTAAATTCGGCTTCTTTAACAAGCAAACGATGCTTAGAAAGAATGTTTAAATATTTACTATGAAGTTTGGGAATTTCCAGTAAAGCTTTACCTGGTTCGGTGCGATCTATATCCGCATCTTTAGTCCACATACTCAACAATTCATCAAGTTTTTCCATAAAAAATCTCCTTACAGGAGATTATACACTATTTAAAATAACTTGTCAACATTATAATAGGCAAATCT